CTGGTAGTCCTAATCTCTTTGCAAGTTTCGCAACGTGTTCATGCATTGTTGGAACTGCTGAAAGGAATATGATTTGTTCCGCTGGAATATTGTGTTTAATTACCACATCTCTGTATATTGCATCCGCACACTCGTAAAAGTGTTCAAGCCCATTGTCAAGAACGAGAAAGACTTTTTTATCTCTCACTCTATCTAAAACATCCTTGGAAACAATATCATCTATGCCAAACATGCTGAAACTATCAGCATTGGAAAACTGTATGTAGAAAAAATCATAATCTACATTTTCTTTTGCATAGTAGCCAACGTTCCTATCAATCCTTATGACTTCCTTGTCGTGTAGGCTGTATGTCTTTACGTATAGCAAATTGTCTGTGTTTATGCAGGGCATTATAATCTACTCACTCCGCTTGGTGTCCAGAATTTAAGTGTGTCATCCAGTGTCTTGCACTCTAATATTTTCTTCTCATATTCTTGTGCATAACTTCTCATGCCGTCAGTAATCGAATAAAACTTTTCAAGATACTTGAGATAGCCTAGTGGTGTTGGATGATAATCTGCTGTCTGGCCTTTGCCTCCCCAACCCTTGATTGGTGTCTGGGGCCATACGCCATCATAAACAACATCAACTATTGCAGGTTTAACACATTCAAGCGTTGATGAATATAGTTTTAATATGTCCTCAAGATGATTTCCCTTTATGTTGTCAGACATTTTTGTTTCCTCAAAGTCCACCATCTTTAGCATGTCCGAATCGCAAGGAATGTTTTCAAGATAGACTCTAGTCTGTTCAACTAACCCTAAATCTCTCATTAAGTAAAACCTATCATCGCTCCACTTATGAACAAACTCCATGTCTATCACGCTCTGGGTGTAGATGTTGCCCGGCGTTTCCCATCGTTTGTTCTTGTATCTATCTTCCCTGCTAACACTGCTCCACATTACAATAACTAAATCATCTTCCGTGAATTTGTGCTTAAGATTTGCTTCCACAATGCTGTTGGCTATGAATAGATTGCCGCCACCGCTCTGTCCATAGTTGTAATACTCAGCAACTTCGGTTGCTATTATGTCAGCCCATGTGGGCCAGTTGTAGTTTGTTAGGCTGCAACCAAACGCAAAAAATCTCTTGTATTGATTAAACGGTTTCATAATACTTCTCCGTCCTGGCAACTGCTTCTCTAATTGCATCCGCATAGAAGTCACTACGCCTTATTAAATCAAAATTATGCTGTATGGTATCCATGCTCTTTTCTAGCCTTGCTATCTTTTCTTCCTGTGGCAGTGCGATCCAATCATTGAGAACCTGTTGTGTGGCATTGAATCGTTCAACATTGTCTTGTATATCATTGTATGCAGGATCTATACCGCACCAATCCGTGCTAAAGCCCATGTCCTCCAGGCATCTTAGAGTTCCCTGGCTGGCAAACAGTATGAGTGGATGCCCCATTGTGATAGGTTTGAATATCTTTTCCGTGATAAATGCAACATCCTCAAGAAACATAGTCTCTGTAATTACAGAAATCAAACTATTTTTGTAGATATCAACATTATACTGATTGGCAGCATTTATCTTGCTCCAGTTTCCGTCTATAAAACGTGGAAACTGCTTTTTAATATCAACATAGTTACCGACTAAGTTTTCAGTATCCTTGTCATTTAGTTTTATTTCATTTCCACTTACTATACCTTTATCTAAAATACCATCCTTCATTAGTCTGTATAGGTGTGCGCCACGCTGAGGACGATAAACTCTGTTGAGGCTGTTGTAATCCTTGCTGGCAGGGTTTGCCATGGCGTATTTTATGACAGGAGCAGTTGGTAATTTATTATCTCCGAATATGTTTCCGAAATGATTGCTATACATTACGTCATACAATCTGTCTACACCTTTGGACTTTAACCATCTGCGATACTGAAGCTCTATCTTCTTGTTTCCCTGTAGTATTAGAACGCTGTCCTTGGGCAATCCAAGTTCAATCATTGCGGTGTGTGTGGTTAAAAAGCAATCCCAATGCTGTGTAACCATGGGTCCGCCCTCTCTATCCGCATTAATTACAATCCTAATCTTCTTTTCCTTGGCTAGTTTTCTTATTTCCTTGGTTAAGCAATGCAATATGTGCTTGTGTGGAACACCTGCGTTTGTTAAAACACCTGCCCACCAATTAGGGTCACCTCTCACGTCCACAAAATATATACCTTTTTCGTTAACATCTGTCAACCCAACAACATCATACTGCATTTGAATACACTTTTGTTTGATAGGTGCTCCTGGTGCAACTAACCAATAGTCATTTTTACCGTTTGAGGCTAGTTGATTCTGATTAGAGTCGTTATTTTGCAGTGTGTCAAAGTAGATTTTCATTCTTCCATCAACTCCTCTAGTTCAGGAAATATAAGAGGTCCGTCTTCTTTGCGTTTTCTATCATGATGATCAATGGTAATTTTAAATTTATGTATAATATCAGGATTATGTTTTGTCGACTTTAAGCCATTAATAACAGTTTGTAGTGCTTCTTTAATATTTCCGCCTTTGTTATTAGCATACTCCGTTAATTTTTTTATAGTATCTGCTATTTCTTCATCTGTAAGAAGTTGTAGGCTTAAGAATTCAGGATTCATTATTACATAAAAGTGCGGATTGTAATTTTTAGTGTCAACCAAACCACTGTCCAGCATGTAGTCAATAAAATTAGTAAGTGTTTTGATATTGAGAATAGATACAACTGTATTTGTTTGCATATGAACATGTGGTGCTTGTTCTCTTACAGTTCTAATATTTTGTTCTATAACATTCCATATAGTTCCATGCCTAATATATTCAGCACGCGGTCCCCAACTATCTAAACTAGCACCGATATATACGTTAGAAAACTGCTTCCACATGTCTAGCACATTCTTATCTTTGTATTTTAAAACGCTCATGTTTGTGTTGTATCTTAATTTTACATCTGTTCTTCCATGCTTAATCAAGTATTCGAGTATATCGTAATGTTTGTCAGTTAATAATGGTTCGCCTCCGGCAAAATAAAATTCTTCTATAGTATCAAAGTGTGGTTCAAACTGCTTGTATAGTTCATCATTGTTTACACCACCTGCATAGGTAAAGATTTTTTCACTGCCATGCTCCTGCGCCCAACTGCTTGAGTAGAGTGGGCCACACGAACGACACTTAAAGTTGCAGATATTGCTCCACCTTACGTCAAGATATCTCAGGTTGAAATTGTCAAGGGTTCCGTCTGGGTTGGTATTGGCAACTGCATCGTCTATATATTTAGAAAACTGCTCGTTACTATGCTTGCGAAAACTGCTATTACCAGCATCCTCGTCTCGATAGCATGCGGTGCATTGACTACATTTTTCGCCAGCCAGCATGTTTCTGCGCATTGTCTTGAAACTTTCATTGTTAAACACTGTTCCAAGATCGCCATCCTGGACATTGCCCATAGATTGTTGCCAATCTCCAACGCAGCAAGGTAATACCGTTCCATCAGGATTTGAATATAGATGAATCCAAGGTAGAATACAAAAAGTCTTACTTGGCGCAGTCATAATAAAATTCTTCCAGTTCAGGAAACGTCTTGACAAAGTCAAGACCGCGTCTGCGGTCGTATTCTGCAAACCAATTAAAAAAATCCTTGTGACCTTCTGCGAGTTTCTCAGCAGAGTAATTTGTTGTCCGCATGTAATCAACTACGCGGCGAAACTTTTCATATTCAAGTTCGCTGAACTTGTGCCTATCCATGTCATCCATGTTATCTTTGATGAACTGCAAATGCTTTTCCATGTAGGGCATGAAGTATTCCTTGGGCAGTATGTTCATGTCATACTGTAGTGGCTCCTTTAGATAGGGTGTATCAAAGCGTATGCGCTGCCACTTGGTTTGTTCATTACCGTTATACTTCTTGCGCCAGTATAAGAACTTCTCCAACAGTTTGTGGAAGTTGGTAACGGTTAGTATGTTGAACGTGACCATGAACGTTAGTGGATGATTGGTCTTGGTCATGTATGTGTCAAAGTTCTTTTCCCATAACTCAAGATCAAGGCCCGTGCGGATGTATTCCGCCTGTTCGCCCCAAGTGTCCATGCTGGTGAATACCTTAAAGTCCTTGATGCAACCTTTCTCCACTAAACTATTAACCTTGTCCGCAAATCGTTCTATCAGTATGGGCTTGACGCCAAAGTTTGAATTGATGTTTAGTTCAAGGTGTGGCATTGGATTCTTTTCCAGCTCATCAAACATGCGCCACGTGCTTTGCTGTAGCAAAGGCTCGCCTCCCGTGATGCGTAAAATTGTAAGCGTCTTTCTCAGTTCTGGCCACCACTTCCAGAACGCCCTAACGTATGGATTGTCCTCTTCCTCGTATACCTTGAACCAGTCAATGTCATTGCGGTGATTCTTGACCATTGTGTATGGACCGTGATCCCTAATCTCCTTGTGGTATGATGAACTGTGCTTGGGATGGCAGTAGCCGCACTTGAAGTTACACTCGTTGCCGAATGATATTTCCACATACTGCGGATTAACATCAGCCATAGGGTCTGCCTTGATTGCAGCAAATCTTTCTTCAGTATGGATACTCGCATTTCTTTCCTTCCTGTCGCTTATGTAGTCCTTGCCCATGCATTCTATGTTCCAGCAGTATTGGCATCCGCTGGGTTTCTCTCCGTTTATCATAGCCTGCCTTTCGGCTTTCTTTTGAGGTGTATTATGCAGTAGACTAGGATTCTCTTCGAGTCCCTCCAGCGGAATCTTGTGTGGTGCAGGATGATAGCAAGAATGCGTTTCACCTGTCTGCAGATATATTGTGGTATGGTGCCATTTGGCCATGCAAAAGGTGGGCGATATCTCATCCATTATAGGAATAAATTTTTCTATCCTAGACTTGTCCTGCATCAAACTGTTCCTTTAACCAATCAAAATCATTTATTAACCTAAGAGCATCAGGATTAGCACTGTTAGCCACACCATAAACCCTGCCAGCACGGGCGCCATTGATCGCATGGTCACCAAAAGGTCTGTCACGCCCATAGTCCGAGCACCACTTGCTAAGTCTTTGATCCGTTTCATCATCGTTTTGTCCCTTTATTGTTCTGCTTGCCAACTTGCAACACTCTCTGAATGCGCTCTTCCAAGTGGAGAATGCATCAGTGTTAAATGCCGTTATGTTACTTACTTGTTCCATCGCACGGAAACTGTCAGAAAGGCTCGTGGTCATGTCCGGAGTGTTTGTATCCATGTTTAGCGTTGCTTCTCTGGGAAACAGTTTTACTCCACCGTATCCGTATTCCAGATCCGTTATTGGATTCCTGCTGCGCCATACATACACGCTCTTCCTTGCATTGAAATCATAGTAGGGTATCTGCATGTCAAAGTCGAAATCTTCCAGCACGTCAGCATCCGCATCAACTATGTAGAACATGTCCGTGGTTGCCTTGCGTGCGGCTTCCATGTGTGCTTGGTGTATGCCCTTGACATCTCTTGTCCATTGTGCGTGCGGTGCTTTCTCAAGCAGTTTGTTAAAATTTGTTTCTGCGTTTTCCTCATGGTATGAAATGAATGCAACATCGTATGGAACGGGCTGGCTCGCAGTAATATCCATTTCCTTCTTATTTGTAAAGAAACGATAGTCCCATTCTCGTTGCAGTATCCTTGCCCGCTTGGGGAATATGCAGATACCATCATGGTATGCACCATTGCGGAACACGTGAATGTATTGTTCGTCCCACTCGGGTATGCGATAGTCAAACTCAAAATCATCCCCGAGCATGACATTAGCCCACACCGCCCAGAAGTGCTTGGTAAAGGATTTAGATGCTACCTTTTCAAATGTATCGCAGTGTTCTGCCTTCTGCGCATTGGGAACACGCTGCTTGAACTTCTCCCAAGCCGCTTGATCTACCGCTCCCCTGCTAACATAAAATACATCATACATAAGTTTGGCTGTAGTAGGTTGTTCCCATGTTAATGGATTCGTTGTATAGATCCACGGTGTATTTGCTCATCGCAGGATCAAGGTATGGATAGTTGAATCCAATGCTGTGTTTTAATTTTTCTCCCAATGATTTTATTTCCTCTATCATTGCTGTTTCGTCATTCTCAAATTTTTTGGCATGAGTTTCGTATTCTTCCTTTAGCATTTCAAAGTCTCTCACACGCACATGATCCCAATCCGTGCAGTTGGTAAGATAGTTGCCCTGCCTCGCACCTAGGATTGCGAATAAGCCATTCTCAACGTGGCTACCTACTGTGCTCCACTGACGTAGCCTGTGTATGTTGTGCCACCACACACGCTTTTCAATTTCCTGTGCGGGCACCTTTAGTCCACCATCCAAGGTCATCTTGACACCTTCTCTGAATCCTGCACGCCATGCCATGTATGGTGTTGCATTAATGATCGTATCGCTGTATGTCTTTGGAAAGTTTCTGTATCCATCTTCCCAGCAAAAATCAACCTGTGCCCTTTCACTATCAGCATTCTCATGCGTTTTCATGTTTAGCACGTGATCTCTGTTCCACAGTTTCAATCCACCATTGCCATATCGCAGGCCATTAACGTTGTTGCGTCCGCACCAACTGTATGCACGAATGTCTGGATTGTCCATGTCAATTTCTATGTCAAAGAATTCCGGATACACGATGTTGTCAGCATCAACTGTTAGCACCCAATCAGTTTCGCTCTGTTCTGCCGCTGCCTTGTGTGCGTGGTCTGATCCCTTGACTCCATGTATGCGCTGTGCCCACGGCACCTTGTTGCAGAGGTCCGCATAGTTTAGATCAGCATTGGGCTCATCATAACTAAGAAAGAAAACATCAAACTCTACTACCTTTTTCATTTTTCCTCAATCATATAATTCTTGAACAAGCGTCTTGTGTATACGCTAAAATATTTTGGAAATTTTAAATCCTTTAATGTAACTGTCTTGCCTACTAGGTCACTTATCTTGATGCTAAAACTATCCGTTATAACATTAGGATCGTTATAATCAGTTATGGTAAAATCCATTATAGTTTCGCCATCCCAAAACATTTTTCTTTTTGCAATGGGTTGAAATTCATCTGCCTGTTTATAAGTTCCGCCATATTCTTCTGATAGTTTAATTGTAATTGTATTGTCTTTGCTGTTGTGTGTCAAGTGAACATCTGGCTTTTTTACATCAGAATATTCTTTTACAATTATTCTGTGTAATACATCATCAATCTTGTAGAGATCCTTTACCTCAACAATCTCTAATTTTCCTTCCTGCGGATCAATAAAGCATTTGCTCATTCTAATTTCACCGCTTATGATTTTTTCGGCAACATCAGAATCAATTTCAACCACATGTTTATGTGTGGATTTATTGACCGAATGATTAGGACCAATTGATAATATTTTTCCTGATTCTTGATCAAATGCAGCACAATAAACTACCGGCTCTGGTTTGTAGTTCTTGATCCACTCATCGAAATCAGGAAGCGTTAGTTTTTCTTCCATGCTATCTCCTCCAATATGTTTATTGTTTCTAGTGTAATTTTTTCCTTATCCACATAATGAACTATGTCCGTCTGTTCATAATTACCTAATTTTAATTTTCCCTGTTTGTTAAAATAGAATCCAATATGATCAAAACAATCTTCAGCCGGATAAGGCCAATTTTGTATCATACCTTTCATGTGAACGACTCGGGGAAATTCAAGTGGGTATGAAATTTCATTTGTTATGTCTAATATCTTTGCTGAAAGAGCAAATGCTTCATCA